CCCGCATCTAATATGTGATCTAATCCACTTGTCTTATCTGGTAATCCATTTTTATATGACTGCTGACTAAGCGCATCGGAATAAGTTGGACACTTTGCCAAATTTACAAAATATATTTGATTTTCAAACGATTTATTTACACCTCGAACCCGATTAAGAATTTCAGGGTTTTTTCTTCTTACATTCACATCGAAATTATATTTATCATCAATCAAAATATCATAATCCGAAAGCCCTGAACTGTTCCGGTTCTTGCAACTTGCATCAGGATTAATCTCAATTGGATTGTTTGGATAACGTTCTCGAATCTTACTCGCTAAATCTAAAGTATCGTATAGCTTTACAAACTCATCAACTGCATACATCTTTCCATTTTCGATAATATGTACAATAGCGTGCATATTTTGTATATTAAAATCGAATCCAATGTATAATGGTTCGTTTGGCAATACTTCACGTGTGGTATTATGTTTGTCCCTATCGTACGACTTGTAAACAGATCCACTTGTAAGGTTGCAAAACTCGCCATTGATATATGCGGTTAACTCTTCGATTGTGTACTGAGCTGACAAAGTTTGAATGTAGTCATCAGGCAAAAAAGGGTTGTCGCTTGTCTTTGCTTTAATCAAAAACTTTTCGCTTGTAGCTTCTTTAACAGCAAAGTTATAAAGGAAATTAAAACCCTCTGGAGTAGAAACTAAATCAATACTATTCTTTTGTCCTTTATCGTCTATTTGTCTATTACGTGCAATTATTTTATTAAATACTGCCTTTGCTTTTGCTTTCGGTAAAATATCGATCTCATCAATGATGCTGTAAAATGTTTCATAACCTACAATCGTTTCGGGCTTGGTCATATTTCTCAATAAGATTTTGCCATACTTAGTCCGAAATACTTTCTCACTTGAATTATATTTGTATTTGATATTATGCTTTTCAAAGAACTCTTGGAATCTAGGTACTGCAATGTCGTTAATAAGTGGATAGTTTGGAAGATAATAACCAACGTTTAACTTTGAACTTGTAGAAGTAAGTTTATAAGCCGCTTTAGATACTGCCGCCTCTGTCTTACCTGAACCAAAACCAGCCACTAAAATAGTGTGTTTGAACTTTGATAGTACAAAACTTTTTTGATGCTTTAAAAGTGTTAATTTAGATTTCATCTATTTCAAAGCCTTTAAATTCGTTTTCGGTTTCAATGTCTAAAATATACGATCCGTCCATTTTGTTTAATTCTGCAATAGCTTGAATAGGATTGAATATGTGTGCTTTTTGAATACCATCTTTCGTTCCTATCTCTTTCCAAGTGGTTAGTTTTCCTGTTGCAATATCACTTAAAATCTTTTGTCTTTCAAGTTTTGACAATATCCCCATCTTAGCAGCCTCTCCAAGTATTTCAATTTCTTTTGCTTCAATTATTGGAGTGGCTTTTGCTAAAAATTCTTTGTATAAAATTTCAGCAGCGTCAAAGTAATTATAGAACGATTTTAATGAATTATTGTAATTTATTGAAAGTTTTTGAATAATAGACATTTTACTAATACCTTTCTTTAAGTCTGAAAGTATTAATTTAATTGCCGTTTCCTTGTCTATTTTTTTCAATGCCATAAAACAAAGATACTAAAAAAACCGCTTCCAACCCTAAAATCAAAAGCGGTAAAAATTATATTAATTATGAAATGCTAAATTACGGAATAATCTTGAATATATCTAAATTTTAATGCACAAAGTTTTTTGTACTCATCAGATCCAAATACCGAAGTGTCAATTACGCTGTTAAAGTAAGTCATTGCTTTTGTGAATTTAGTTTCCATTGTATATCCTTTTAATTTTTAAATAATTCATTACTATTTTTCTAAATTCTTTCATTGCTGTAACGTGGTCTTTTGTGTATTTTAATCCGTTTGGACAAATACAGGTTATTTCGATTGGTTTCATTTGTGCTCATTTAAATTATCGAAAATATAATTAATATTATCAATATCTATTGCATCGAAAGAATCATTTTGAATATTCAATAATAATCTCCATTGAGTTATACCTAGTTCAATCGCTAATTCGTTTTGAGTATAATAATTTAATATCATATCTAATTTTTCCTTATTCGTTTTCATAATTTCAATTGTTTGAATTGTTAATTTAAATAGTTAAGTTTTCTGGATATATAATTCCGTCAATATTGTGGAGGCAAAACGCTATTTTACCTAATTGGTTTAATTCGTCTATACGTAATTTTTGTAATTCTTTCAAAGTGTCTTTTCCTTCTTTACACTCAATCCATATATCAGTTTCTTTTTCTTTCATACATAAAATATCTGGATAGCCATTGTCTGAAAGTCTAATTATTTTTAATACTGTCCATCCGTTAGACTCGTAATTTTTAATAGTTTTAGTTTGGAAACTTGACGCCATAATCTTTTTTGAATTGTGATAAAGTGTAATTTTTTTTACTCATTATCGATTTATAAATATAACTTTCAATGCCTTGTTTTGCAAATATCCAAAATACGTTATTTTCTTTTCTGTCCATTGTAGTTAAACGATCTCGAGATTGCCAATAAGAAGTAGCTGAAAAATCAGGTGTTAAATAAACTAAATAATCGGCATTTTTTAAACTTATTCCTTCTCTTCCTGAAATTATTTGCAGGGCTATGTTTTTATCAGTTGTATCAAAAGTTTCTAAGTCAAAACAAACATCATCACCATAAAATCCTTTTATCATTTCTAGTTCCATTTGAAACTTATAAAAAATAGCAATCTTATTGTTTTTAAACTTTTCATTTATAAAAACTAACTTTGAATTATCTAAAACAATACCGTTACCACTTTCTAAGATACAAGTTCCAGAATATAACTGATGCAATTTACTCATTAATTTAACGGCCGTATCACCTAATATCAAATCTTTTGAACCTTTAAATAATTTATCTTTTTTCAATACTTTAGCAATATTATAAATAATAGGTTTCATTTCAACTTCTAAAATAGTTTCGTTTACTTTAGTTTCAAATCCAGCCTGTTCTTGAGTAAAAGTAATCATATATTTTTGAGTTAATTTTTTTATTCTGTCCTGATAAGCGTCTGAATAATCGTTAACCTCGGCATATCCAAGATATTTTTTTTTAACATTAACATAATCTTTTGCCCACTTGTAAAAATTAATATAATCTTTAAATGGCGTGTAATTTGATAACCAGAATTGATGATAAATTTGGGAATAACTTTCAGGCGTTGGTGTTCCGCTTAAAAATATCATTGGCAAATTAGAAAACTTTTCTTTGATAATTTTAGTAGCATTGTTTGGCTTTGGAAAAGCTCCATTTCTATGATGTTCATCACTTATCACTAAATCATACTTTTCTGTTATCTTATGGACACTTTCGTTATTTATAACGGTTATCTCATAATCATAATTAAATGCTTTAAAATCGCTTAAAATTGAGTTTATAGCTTTTTTCTTTGTCAGGAATAAAACTTTTTTTGCTCCGAATAACTTTGCAGTTTCCAAAGCCATTAATGTTTTTCCTGTTCTGACTTCACAACATAAATAAACTATCTTTAATCTTAAAAGTATTTCGTTTGCTTTTTCAGCTATTTCTTTTTGATATTGTCTTAATTCCATAATTTTCTTACTTTTTAGTGTAACATTATAAAAAATGTTACAGTGAATGTTACAGTGAATGTTACAGTAGTTTTTCAATGTTTATAAGGCTTCGCATCGTTTTTACTGTAACATGTTACACTTTATGTTTAAAATTAATTATTTTTTTTATTTTACTTTTTTTTATTATTTCTTACTGTAACTGTAACATGTTACACTTTTTCTTTGTTAAGTACTATAAACATTGACTTTTTACTGTAACATTTAGTGTAACACTGTAACATTTAAAAATTATTTTGTTACAGTTTCAAACTCTTTAATCCATCTTGTTATACTCATTCTGGATATTCCTAAGAGTTCAGCTGTTTCGCTTCGATTAAAGTCTTTTTTACTTTTCCAAATCTCGTGTAACTTCTCTTTTTCGCTTTTTCCTTTATTAGCTACAATAGTATTTTTAAGTTTTGAAACCTCAATAGAATTGACTTTTATTTTTTTTGCAGTTGCCACAAAGTACTTACTTAATTTTTCCGCTTTTAAGATACTTTCTTTTGATATTAGTAAAGTATTGCCACCTTCAGAAAAGAACTCGTCAAACGTGTGAATTAAGCACGCAAAACGTGGAATATAACTCTTTTGTTTCGGTAACATAGATTTTAAATACTCGTTTTCGTTTTCATCATTCTGGATTATGGTTGTTTCATTAAACATTCTAATCCATTCCTTTTTTGCGTCCTCTGAAAAAATAGCAGTCATAGGTATTATTTCGCCATCTTCATTACGTTTGATAATTCCTTTTAAAGTATCGTAAAACATAATAATTGATTCTTTATACCAAATTAATGTATTTTCGTCAATCTCTTTTTCGTTGTAACAATCAATTTTTAAATCAGGAAAAGATAAAAGCATTCTGTCCATAAAACCATTATCTTTGTTTTCGTCTGTATAAAATGAATTAAAAATACTCGGTTGTATGCCTCCAAGAACAGGTATAAATGGTTTTTCAACAAACGAACCTTTACGAGTTAATCGATTTAAGTTTACGCTTTTCCCGGACCATGTAGATAGCCAAAATTCTAAATCCGACCCTTCTCTATATTTATTCATATCTTTTAACCATCCAGCTAGCTCATCTTTAAATACACCTACTGCATTATCACTTTCTTGGTGTAAGTCTACTAATGCTTCTAATGTAATATCATTGGCTATAAACTGGCTTTTTTTAGGTTCAAAAACTTCTGGATGTTCTTCTTTTTCTTTTTTACTTAAAGCCGTGTAAAAATCAAATTTTTCACGCTCTTTAATATAAGTTTTAATTTCTTTTTGATTAATTTTTACAAGCGGCGAGATTACGTTTGAAATACTTGGAGTTTTTCCTAATCCGGCTTTTCCAACAATAGAAATCCAAACAGTAAGATTTTCAATCCATCCTTTTTTTACCTCAACATTTATTGAATTTCCAACACAAACAGAAATTAACCAAAGCATAGAGCACCCCATATAGTCAATTGAACTATCTAATTTTGAATTACATTCAGTTAAATAATTTTGAATTTCATTTGGGAATATATCAATAGGAAAAACTAAATCATTTACGTTTATATTTGGTTTTTCTTCATTTGATTGCATTGATATTTTAGGTTTAATCTCGTTTACAATCTTTTTTAAACGAGATCCAAAACCTTTAGCATATAAATCTTTAGCCCCATCCGATAAATTACCATTGTGATTTTTCCAACAATACGCAATAAATGGGCTTATTTGTTTTTCGTGTGGGTAAATTGTACCAGTGGAAAAAAGATACATTAATCCGTCTTCTTTGTAAACATAGCCAGAATGTGGACTTTCTGAATCGTGCCTTTTAATTACATATTTTTTATTATGGTTTGCAACTATTGAAAAATCACTACCTATAATTTCAAAAATATCAGTTTTTTGATTGAAGTCATCCCAGCACGCTATTTCATTTTCTTGGTATTCTTGTTTTTTCTTTACTGGCTCAATAGGTAATTCGTTTACATAGTTGTAAGTTCTTGAGCAACTCCATAAAATTTCCCTATCTTCTTCTGAAATTTCTTTGATTTCGTGATAATTTATTTTTGACAAAGTGTCATCATAAGCGATAACCATTCCTCCAATACCACGGCTTTCTATTA